CTGATACATCGGAACAGACTCCATAGCCCGATCCTGCCAAACATCTAAAAGTTGCTTAGTTAACCGGGCCTGAGCTAGTGAGATAGACCGAGCTCTTCTAAGGCTGAAGATTGCTTCTCCAACATAGTATTTTGAAATACCTAATTCAAAGATATTAACGTTTTCGTCACTAACCAAACGGTTAACGGCGTCGACGCTAAGTCTAAGAAGGGTATTCGCAACACTAATAACGGGAAGCGTCTCACGTCTTAGAGCTTGGTATAACTGGACATTCAAGCTTGGGAGATGTTTAAGAGCCTGATCATCCATAGTCTTAACTATGGAGTCACGGTTCTCAAACAATCTCTCAACATCCGAAATCGCTATCTTTAACTTCATCTCTTTGATAAAATCAACGAGGAGATTTAACATCTCGGGAGTCGAAATAAACTCCCATAAAGGAAAAGTCCTGTGGAAGTACTGCTGCACGGACACTCGTAGTGAGTGGCCTGCATTGGTACGGTCACAGGGTATAGAAGCTTCATCAGTAACCTTACTGATAAAGTTTCCTATATAGTGATAAACCATATATAGTTTGATTATCCGCTCTGCTTGCGCAGGACGTTTAAAGAAACTAAATGTGGCTCGGATCAAGTCTGGGTGCTCAGAGATAGGCAAGTTCCATCCGTGAGTAGCTTGGTTTCTAAGAAACTCATGAAGGAGTGAATACTTCTTCCAAGTCTCAAGGAAACCCCCGATACTAAAACCTGATACCTCAGTACCAGATATTACTATCCTTTTGGCAAACTCTAACATCCTTTCGGATACTAGAGTCTTTTCATCAGAGATAGGCATATCTAGCTGAGAGCATAAGATTTTATATTGGAGAGCTACTTCACGATTGGCAATAACTAAATCATCACCTAATAGACAATAATCAGCAAAATAGTGACCAGGTTTTACAACCTGAGCATTAATTGCAGATAATTGAACCATTACGTGATGGCTTAGTGCCATCGCGGCCCAAGAGGAGTATGCTCCCATCGGCTGTCCCGCCCTATAAAATATAGGGTGGTCACAGTCTTTGTTCACAAAGGCTTCTCCTACTAGCAGGCGTTTCCATGCTAATGCATGATCGACCCCAATCAAGTTAGTTAAAACACTAACCTGAAAGTCAACAGGCATTCTGTCTGTTGCTGCGGAAAGATCATAGCAATAGTATGGACCGGTAGAAGGTAGGGACGACTGAAAGCCATCCTGATTAAAGGTAAAATCAGACGGTATATTTTTCAATATACCCATTAAAGCATCATGAAGAGGCTTTAATGCTGTCTGAGTCCAATAGTCTAGGATAGCAATCACTCGTGTCTTACCTTCCTTATCACTGAAGTAACTAAGCTTACGAGAATACTTTTCAGCCTTTGAGTGGATTAATCTCCATATCTCCATCATAGAGTAGC